AGAGCCTTCAGGCGTGTAATATCATCGGCTGACAAGTTGAGCGCATTGGGTACATTCACTACAAAATCAAAGCTATCTGTGCCACCAAAGCCCCGGCGGTTTAAAATCATCTCTTTGTCTTGATCGCGCCGGTATATCCTTTTCGCTTTGTTTTCACTCCTCCAATAGAGCAAAAAAGGCTCATGTGTTCCGGCTACGTCAGCCAGCGTTATACGGCGTTGTGTCGGGTCGAATGTATCGTTAAGCATTCCACGTAAATGGCAATGCTGCCCATTGTGCGACAATTTGTACATTGTTTCGGCCATAAACACCTTGAATTGTTGGTGCAGAGCAGCAACCGGTGATACAGCCGAATAGATAAAGTCAATAAGTGCATTTCTTCGTAAGAATGTAGGCAACAATAGCACTACAAGTTTCTTATAATTTACATCATACGCTGACATCGGCAATCATATTAATGGTTATTGTTCCTGGAGTAAAGTAACCTGATATAGGTGTTTTCTTAGCATTAATCAAATCGAACACCGTACTGTTGACATCCCGGCTTTTTGCCCACTTAAGCTCAGCTATGCGAACACCATCCAGTTTTTGCAAGGCATCCACAAGCGACTGATTTGTGTATTCGCCATTGAAAGTCAGGTTTTGAATGTATGAAGTCAAAGCAGTGGTCACACTTTCTTTTACCGTGTCGGGCAAAAGGATTGGATCAAAATACACATCAAGTTCACAGTTGAAAATATCGGCATCTTGATTGACAAGATTTATCTTTACGCCCATATCCCGAAATTCATCAATATAAGCCGCTATCTGAATAGCCACTTCATCCGACAATTTGGAACGTACTCCATTCGTTTCGCCGGCTATCTTTATGGTCAAAAATGAACTATCTGTAGCCTCTTTGGCGGCTGCATACTTCACGACTTTAGCCGCTGTAATTTCACTATCAGACATCCCTGAAGTATCGTAATAGTCCTCATCTTGTACAAGGGTCATGTCAAGCATAAAGCCAAGGGTCATATCCCGATACCAGCGTGCTGTGTGTGGCTTCAATGCAGCTAACAGCGCATTGATATAGGTTTTTAGAGCATCGAAAAGGGTCTCTAGACTAAAGTGTGCTACAGCAATTATATAAAATATAATACTCTCTAAAGATACCTTCGAGAATGTATCTTCAAATGAAGCCCCAACTACAAACCCATACCATCCGGCCAACGTGGTGGATGCCATGAACTGCGTTGTCATGCTCTCTTTTATCTCGGTAACTGTACGTGCCATATCTAACTAATTATAAAATCTATCCCTATTGCCATATATCCCAATCCACCCAGAGTAGCTATTGTAGCATCTGTTACACCGGTTGCCGGAGTAATACCTTTGTTAGCGTAATAAGTCGCTATTGACTGCCCGACCACATCGGGCAGTTCCAGCTCCTGGCTAACTTGCAAATCATCCGTCACGGAAATGCCATTAAGCAAAGCTATTTGAATAGCTGCCTCGGCTGAGCCAAGACGTTGGCAGGATATGTCGAATAGAGATTGATTATCTTCAACTTTCATATTCAGCATCAATTACAAGTTTACCATCTGTATTAAAACCACATGAGTTAACCTTTTGCCCATCTTCGCGAAGATTTTCACGAATTGCGCGAAGCAAGTCCGAAGGATTATCATCGTCAAGGAAAGAAGCTAATCCAACCCCCATTGTAGGTACCTCTTTTATTTCACCAGGTTCAGCCAATAAAATTGTTCGTTGATTCTGTCTGGTCACATCACCAATAGAAAAACCGGACACAATAAGTCCGTTTGAATCCCGAACTACATTCATGCTTAAATCACCTGAATCGGTCAGTAATATGCCTTTATCCTTTGCCATCAGTGTTTTATTTTTTTATTTTCTATATTTGAAAAATCGCCGAGCTTTTTCCCTGATATTGCTCCTTTTAATGCCGTTTGCAATGCACTGGGAGAACCGTTACCGGGTTCTGGTATTTGTGGACCAGAAAGAACCGTTATAATGGCTTGAAGCAATTCATTATTTTTATTTAGTTCCTGGACTAAAGTTGGTGCTATGGTCAATCCTCCATTTTCACCACCATCAATCACAATGCTTTCAACTTCAGAGAACATCTCAACAAACAGCTCATCACTATCGCCAATACGACTAACGATAACTGAAGAACCAGGAACGGGTGTTATAACTATTCCTTTCTTTGCATCGTTTCCAGTTCCAATAGCAGCACGCTTACGAACATCTGGGTAAATAGTTCCGGACAAATCTTTTACATCAATGTAATCCTTGTTCGGATAATTCTCTTCTACGAATGCCAGAAATGTTTTTTCATTTCCTTTACCAAGGATTTGAAATTTCTTCAGTATTTCTTGTTCTTTTGTCATAATAATTTGACTGATATTTCAATAATCCTTCTACCACCACCTTTATCAGCATCCACCGTAGTTTTCGTTATATAATAAATTCCACCACGTTCATCATACTTCGGGTCTGTCATATTTGCTTTCATTCCTGGTTGAGCAAACGGTTGTAAAAATGTTTTTATCTTTCCTTCGTAACCGGAATATTTGTACTTCTTTATTTCTTCAGTTGCTAGTTTTTTGAGTTCAGCAGTACTCGAAACATCATAGAAAAACAATGTTCGTAAGCTTCCTTCTTTATCTCCCACTTCAGCTTCAACTTTGGTATTGTCCGGTTTAATCCAAATAGCCTTTATTTTAAGATTTACATCGTCAGCATTACGATACTTCAGGTCATCGGCATTGATGGTATTATAGCCCAACTTATATTTTACAGTTCCCCGGTCAATTACATAGGCCAACCCGGAATAAAGAGTTTTACCCATGAAAAATACAGTTACACCATATTTCTCTTTAATGAGTTGCAAGGCTTCCAACTTTGTCATGTTAGCCGGTATAATAAACTTCGTGAAGCTTATATCCGGAATATGGTCACTCAATACGATATCCGTTTCATTGATCAGGTACTGAAGTACCGTTTTCATGGTTGTCGACTTCCATGTTTTAGTTTCGCAAGGCCTTCGCAATTGGAATTCGTAACCTTCGCATTCAATTTCAAGCGGTGTTTTGTAATTCAAACGATAAATAAAACCTTCGAACTCCAACCGCATATCATTATTATACCCCAACCATACACTTATTTTATCACCACGAGCAAACTGTGAAGCTGTCTGAACGCTTTCACCAACCCTTTTATCTTTATATTCTAATCTGGCTGAAATTGGAATCTGAATTTTACATGACTGATTTATTTTGAAAATGTCTAATTCAATGTGAACAGAGTGAAAAGCATCGAATGAAAGCTTTTTACCATCCGATTTACGCACTATTTCAATATGTCCACGAAGCTTGACGTACATTATTCAATTATCAGTTTAAATTCAATATCACTCACTAGATCACACTCAAATGCCTGTACATTTTTCATCCCTTTTATTTCAGGAAATTTCAGGTTTTTCATAACTACCTTTTCATTATCTTCAAAGAGTAGCGATGTCCTGGCATTTTCAATTCCATGTGATTCACTTAACTTGTAAAGTGCTTTAAGATCTGCAACTTGCTGATCAGGATAATCCATATCCGGTGAAACTATAATACCTTTCACAGCCAAATCCCAATCATCCATTGATATTTCTTCCTTTACAGAACCATGCTGATTGACCAATACGGTTTCAACAATCGTTTTTTTGCTTACAATGGATGAAACCGTATTCTGAAGCATAAACTTTGTTCCATCGGCCTTAATCAACCAAATAGGCAAAAACACTTCATTGCCATTGTTATTCAATCCGTAAAAAGGCGAACCTTTTATATTGTATTCCCGCCGTTCCGAAGGTATTGCGAAGGAATAATCCGAAGTATCCGAAGTGTTCCCAAATAGCTTTTTTTCAACTGCATTTTGCAAACCAAATAAAAGAGGAGGAGCTGAATAACCCCAAACACTTTTAAAAATTTCGCCCAAATCAAATTCATTGAAATTATATTTATCATTCATGAGCTAATCGGTTTGCACTATTTAATACCTGTGACATACATTCCATGACAATGTCTTTAATCTTACCAACGCCTTCATTTACATTAGTGGCCTGTACGGTAATGCTGCCAACCATTTCTTTATTCAAAATAATGTTGATATTCGTAGGCTTACTTCCACCACCGGCAATACTTTTTATTTTATCATCAGGAGTAGTTCCGCCGGTTTTACCTAATCCACTTGTCAATGAACCAGCGTCAACACCACTCTTATTATCCGCTTGACTCTTTGCAAAGCTTTTAAGTCCTTTGTTATATCCTTTTGCCCATGTCTCACCGGCTTTTGAACCGTTATCAATAGCAGCTTTTACAATGCCACCACCAGCAAAACTATTCACATAGCCAGAACCAACTTGTTTTGCTCCATCTTTAATTTTTCCCCAGTCACGACGAAAAATTCCATCAATGATTTTACCAAGTCCCAAGAACATATCAACTAGCCCTTTTACCGTATTCATTACAGAGTCCTTTAGGAAGTTAGCAAACAATTTAAATGAATCCCAAAGTCCCAGAACAATACCCCTGAACCATGCAAACTTATTCCATGCAATGACAATCATCGCAATCAAAGCAGCAATACCAATGACGACTAATCCCACAGGATTAAGAGCCATTGTACCATTTAGAATGGCTTGAGCAATTGTCCAAAGCTTTATGCCCCAAGTTATCAATTTAAACGCTGCATATGCACCCAGAGCGACGGCTGTTAGCTGTAATAGCATGTTAGCATTACGAGCTATCCAGTCAACCATCGGCATCAAGAAATTCATCAGGCTATTGGCATAAGGCAAAAGCTTTAATCCAATTTCAGCCCCCGTTTGCTTGAGTGTTCCCACCATCGTAGAAAACTTACCTGAAGTCGTTTGGCTCATTTTATCCATCATACCAAAGAAAAGCCCGCCTTTACTTGTAGCATGTTGAAAAGCAGTTTCAACCATTGATGATGAAATTTTGCCTTTCTCCATCTCCTTACGAAGCGTTCCCATGCTTTTCCCTGTCATTTTTACAAGTTCCTGCAATGGATTGAAACCGGCATTTATCATTTGCAATAAGTCTTGTCCTTGTAGCTTGCCGGCACTGGACATTTGAGCATAAGCCAATGTCAACGATTGCATTTTATTGGTATCTCCCATACCAATATCACCAAGCATTTTCAGGGTTGGCAAAATCTTTTCTGCTGAAGTACCAAACGAAAGCAATAACTTAGCTTGGTCAATCAATGGCTTGTTTTCGTAAGGCGTATCATTGGCAAACTTATTTAATCCAGCCAACATGATTTGAGCCTTTTGAGCACTCCCCAACAATACATCAAAACTGATTTTAGATTGCTCCAAATCAGACCCCATTTTTACAATGGTTTTTATACCTTCAAAAACTGCAAGCGTACCTACAATCTTCTTTATTCCATTCGCTAAATCATTAGTTTGATTGTTCGATTCGCGAACTTTATTGATATAATTTTCCCATGATTTAGAAGCACGACTGACACTTTTTTCAGCATTAACCATCGCCTTTTCGGTTGACTTACCTACACCATCTACGCTTTTCGATACATTTTCAGCAGCTTTCGAAGCATTCTTCAAAACACCGCTCAATAAATCGCGCGCTCGTAATATGTATTCAACACCTGGTCCCATTATTGCTTATTTGCTTCAGCTTCTCGTTTTCGTACTATGTAAAGGTGAGCAACCTTCATCGCCCATTGTTCATCTGTAAGGTGCGAGACATCATAGCCTAGGTAATATTCTAATTGGGTCGACATTAAGCCGACCCAATCATTATCACCCCACTGTTCAGCCTCGCTTAAAAGTTTTTTAGCTCAGTCTCCTTGAACTCTATCAATTCTCCGGCTTTTACACAGGCATTGAACCAAAGCGTTTCATCTTTTTTAATTTCTTCACTACCACCAATCCAGCAGTTATTCAATACAGCTTCACCGGTTTTCATCAGTTTGCCCATATTCATTTCAATATCGCTAGCATCGTTTTCACCTTTCGACATTTTGAACGACATCTGACTGAGTGCGTAACTGGTAGTATTCCGATCTATTTTACGGACATAAGCAATATGCCCATCTACAATCACACCGTGTACTTTGCCATATTTGACTTTCCACTGTTCAATTTGTTCTGGCGTAACTTCGCCTACAAGGGTTATTTCTTTTTTCATGATTAAGCTGTGTATGTTGTATTATATCTGATTTTTTTGACAAATGTAGGAACTGTAATTTCCATAAATTTAGCACCTTGTTCCATTGCTTTTTCAATATCCGTAAATTGAATACCTTCACAAACATCAGTAATAATTCTCCCAGTACTATTTTGTGGAATGTATGAGTGAACAATTGTGAATGGCGGAATTTTGAAAGGGTCACCACCACCGGAAACAATAATTGACTCCAATTCATTTTGAAGCAATTTTATTTCATTGCTGTATTTCTTATTTCCGTAACCAACATCTACAGGCTCATCACCTTCAGCGTAAATCGGTTCAATTTCACGCTCAGTTTTATACTTATAACCACGAATACCGGTTACAAACCGCCCGCCCATATAACAGCGGTATTCTGACCAACTATATGCCATAATTCTTTTATTTATTATTGATTTACAAAACTCAATACCACCTCAATTGGATTCAAATAACCCTTAGGAGTAATGTTCAGATATATTTTTTGAGCAGCACCGGAAAGGATATCAATAGTAGTATCAATTTGCGCGGTGAATTTCGATATTTCACCGGCCATTGAACCGTTCACCTGTGTTTCAATTTTTTGTTTCAGATAAGCAGCTACAGCAGTGTTCAGTGTCCCGTCATCGTTTACTTCCACATCATCGTCAAGCTCTTCCACATAAGTATTATAAGTTATCTTCAACGCTTTGTCAATAGTTCGAATACGTGCGATTATATTCAGATCATCTGTCAGCGAAGTGGCTGTGAAGTCTCCATTAAAAAAGTAACCTGACTTATTGGGGAACTGACGGAAGATGATATAACCCTTGTCGTGAATTGTACCCAAATCTTCACGCTCTTTTATAGCAACACCATCGCTCAAGTAAGCGGTGGTAATTGGTAATGACCCATTTTTCACCCGCGATATTTTGCGCTGTACTGGCAATGCAGCAATTTGGCCTAATATCAATCCAATGGAAGCAGAACCGTCAGGAAGCGTTGAACACAAACCAACCGAAGTGCGATATTTTGTTTCGGTATGTAAATTGCGAAGCGAATTTACATCAGTCACTTTACGACCTTCAATAATCAAAACAAATGGCATAATCTTGGCCAGATATGCTTCAGCTAAAGTTTGCCCTTTAATCATGGCTGTATAAACTTCGCCATCAAGTCCATCAACGGTCAAACCACTATCAGTGGCAACTGCTGTACCTACAGCCATAATTTCACCGTTAGCCTTGTTCAGCATAATTTTGGCCGGACAGATGTCCAGTTCAGAATCAACTGTTTCAGATAATTTAGTGGTTGTTGCAACTACAATAATCCAAAGTTTTGCCCCTGTAGGAGCTACGGAGTAGAATTCTGAAATATGACGATAAGCAGCTTTATTCGAACCGGTAGAATCAATGCCCAGGGCTTTTGCTCCATCAGTGCTGTAAATGGCATAAGGAGTATTCAAAACCAGTTTATTTGCAACAGCAACACCAGGAAGAATAAAACCGACTGTGTTATCGTTTGTTTCGGCTACTAAGCCCAGTCCGTCACGAACAAGGCTTATACTTACATTAGGTAATCCTGACATGGTTTACAAATTATAGTGTTCAGCACTTTTTTTTACTTTCTTCGCATTGTCATCGGCGAACTCTTTTTTAGTAAACCAATAACCAAGAACAGGACAACGCCAAATTTCTTTCACCTCCTGCTTTTTCATGATTGCTTCAGCTTCAGCAGTAAATTCTGTATCCACTTTTTCTTCCACAGTTTCAAGCTCTGTGGTCTCATTAGATTCAGTTCCAGTAGTAGCCGGTTCTGTTATAGTAGCTTCGGTTGTTTCTACAGGTTTACTTGCTTCAACTATTTTTTCCAGGATAGTACTTTCACCCGGTTTAGTTTCTTCTGTTGTACTTTCACTCGGCTTAGTTTCTTCGACTGTAGCTTCAGGAGAAACTATTTCGTTTGAAGTTGTTTCGGTAGTTGTTTCCACATTTGTGGTTTCTTCAACTGGTTTTTCTTCAGTTTTTGCCATACTATTTAATTTTATTAAAGCGTTTCAAAATTCTATATGTAATGAATGATAAAAGACCAATCAAGCCAACTATAGCAATATATACCCAACCGGATGTTTTTACCTTTTCAGTTCGTTTTGAGGCTTCTTTCATAGTTGTTTGCGACTTGCCTTTATTCTGTTGTGACACATTCGCTTTTAACTTCGATTTGTCCTCATTGATAGCATTTGTTGCTGCATCACTTTTTGAGCCTAAATTTGCAGCTAAATTTTTATTTTCACCACGTTTGATACTTCGTTTCGTAGTGGTGGTTTCAGTTGGATATTGCTTACCAGTGCTGTCCGGTGGTGATAATTTTGTACTCGTACTTGTTTCTTCAACAGTTTCGGAAGTAATTCCTTTGTCAGTAGATGATGAACTTGTCGAAGTATTGATAACTGAGCTTATCGAAGTTTTTACATCCAGTTTTGTATCGTTTGAAGTACTTACCGTTGAGGTTGCCGAAGTATTGTTTTTTACTTCAGAACTATTGGTTTGTTTAAGCGTTTTACAGCCCGAATAAACGAAAGTTGAAACGAATACAACACAAAGAAGTATGATACGCTCAACCAATGCTTTGTTTAAATTTTTAGTTCTCATTTTTCTTTGGTTTTATATTTGACAATAAGTTTGTCCAACCGCCATGAATGGCTTCGATTATAGCCGTTTTTTCTTTTCCTTTGAGCACCGATACATTCTCTAGGATGGAAGTCACATATTCAACCAGGAATCCTGTCAGGCAAGCCACGAATACAAAGCTAAAGAAGCTATAAGCTGCTAAATCAATAAGGTTCTTTGAGTCCTGAAATTCACGTTTAAAAGCATGAATAATGTAAAGTATAGCCAGCCAGATAAGTATTTTTATCACGCAACGCGAGAACCGAAAGGACTCAAAACCTATTCCTTTCCGCTTAGATGCTCTAATCCCAGTTACCACTTCAATTACTATTGCTGCAAACATGGCAATGGCCAAAGCCGGCGTAACGCCAAATAGGTAATTGACCAATCCAGAAAGAACTGAAAGCGTCAGTACTGCACTATGCAACTGGTATTTGCAACTTGGAAATATAGACAACACAAATTCTTCAAATGAATTCCAGTCGTATACTGCAAGAAACTTAACAAAATAATTCTTCATAATTCAAAAACTCTAGTTGACCAACCTTTGTAATATTTCCACTGAGTCGGATTTCGTTTACAAATCT